AGACGTTGCAGAAAAGGCCACTGTCGCCCGTAAGCGAAAAAAACACTTAGGGATAAAGCCCAAGCCAAAACGGCCGCTGATGGGCACGAAAGCCAGCGGCTGGCGAAAGCGCATGGATGGTACGGTTGAGAAGAGGGATTGAAGGGCGGGCCTGGATTGGGAGGCTGTTATTTGCAGCCGCCCTTTCTTTTTGTTGGTTCCTCATTGCATGGGCAGGAATCGAAGCGGTTTACCGGATGTGAATCCGCTCCTATGAACGAGCTTCGAGTTTTGGACAGTCAGGGAATTTGACTCCTGCGCGCAGTAGGCGATCTTCAAGCACCAAGATGCGATTGGCCATCATCCGCATAGCCATTTCCCAACCACCACCGCGATCATTGGCAAGTTGGAGAAAATGCCGAACGGCGTCATCTTCAATCGTCATTCGTAGCCTCCTATGTCCGAGTTTCTAGTTTTGAAATCCAGCATTGGTCCTAATTACCGTACACGCAACGCTGTTCCCGAGCGCACAGCGAATTTCAGTTTCAAAAGTTGACATCACTAACACCATTAGAAGGCCAATCACGACGACTGAGAATGCAAAAGCGTGTTGCATATCCGCTCCTATGATCTAGCTTGGAATTCTGAAAACAAATCGTCATTCTGAACCGGTCGCGGCTCAAGAATGAAACAGGCGATATGCCGACCAGTGCCTTTACCTTCAGATCGGTCTTCTGTCGCCAGCCATCGCACATCACGAAGATTGCGGACTATCGCGCCAGCTTCAAGCAGCATCAGCAGCCATTTGTCCACTGGATAGACTAGGACAACGCGCTTGCCTTTTTCCTGTTCCGCAATCGCCTTGCGCACCCAAGCAGTCGGCCCTTTTTTCTTGCCCTTGTGGATGATGGATCCGAAGGGCGGGTTAACATAATTGCTTGTGCCCCATTCGCATGTCAGGCCGTCAAATCCTTCGGGCAGCGGAAATGGACATGGATCAAAATCAAAGCCAAATTCTGCATCCAGTTTCGCGTAAAGGGACGGCGGCGTTAGCCAATAGTGTTTGGCGTCATCGCTGTTGCCGACATGGAATTTATTGTCTGCCGGCTCAAGCTGAGATTGATGTGGCTTCACTGCGACAAGCCTCCTATGATTTAACGTCGGTTCCCGGAATCGGATGCTGTCTGATATAATCCAGCACAGCCTCTAAACTTCTGACGCTTGCTGTGCCATTGCGAATGCGCTTTATGACACGGACATTAGCACAAGCAAGCGACCCTAAGCGGGATTCCGCCATGCCAGTGGCCGCAAGCCAAGCGTCGATTTTTGCTATTTCCTTATCCATGGTCTATCCATTCGCGGCGCAGCCCATTCCCAAAATCCGTTTTGGAAAACCATTCCATATTTGTCATTGCACCATTTGCATTTCACCGTATCGTTTTCCTTCGGTGACACATTCACCTTCAGCATTGCATCATTAAGGCTCTGCAAACAGCAGCGCATTAGACCGCCTTGATTTACTCGATATGGTTGCGCCATTATCCGCTCCTTATGGTGAGGTTGCTATCGCCCAATGCGGACAACGATAGGCTGAACGCTATAATTTTTATTAGCGGTTAAACGATCTGGACCCCATTTTTGAATAGCTTCCCTTTGCAGTTCTGATGCTGTCGGCCATATGATGCCAAGCGTTTCCTCACAAACTGCGAAGCCCCGATATTCTCGGCCATAACATTTGGGCATCTTTTTACCCATTCATCCGCTCCTCACGACGAGTTTGATCACTGCGCCATCTGGCCCGCTACAAGAGCGGCGGCAATTGTCGTCAATGTGTCAGAAATCACTAAAAGGGTCACTGCTATGCTGCCCGTCCAGATCGCTATGCTGAATAGCCATAGTGCTTTCCAATCAATGTTCATTATCCGCTCCTATGTGTTAGGCTTGGATTTAAAAACTCGATGGTTTGGAAAATTCAATTTTGTCCATTCAATTGCACCGCGTTTATAGGCAACCTCAACAGCTTCATCGAGTTCGCATTCCAACGCCTCAATCTTATCACGATAGCGCTCATTTTCTGCCGCTAATGTCCATGCTTGGCAGCCGATGCGACAAGAGGGATGCGTTCCGATCGCCATTATCCGCTCCTATGTGCTAGCTTGTTCCTGGTTATATAGCCATAAAATTGACCGCTGTCAAGATATTTGGCTTGACATATGAAATCCAGTCACTATTTTATGGGCAACGAAACGAACTCGCACAAAGGCCCATAAAAGCAAAAGCCCCGCCGGCCGAAGCCAGCGGGGTTAAGTTTGTTATACGCAGTTTTGGGGAGGGAAACTATTTGGCGCGCAACGGCCGCGCTTCTAAGCGTCTCAGGCGAAGCTCTTGGTCTCTGTGGATCTCTGCAGCCGCTGCCTGGTCGCGTATAGCATCAAGGTTTGTGTAGCGATTTGCTGTATGAGCGTTTAAAAGTAGGATCTGCTTTTCAAAACCTTGGATTTTTTCTTGCATCACCGCAACATCTCTATCCAGGGTCCATAAAATAGTTATGCCGGCGGATAGGCCCAGCAAGCTCAAACCTGCGACAATATGATGAAACCATCTCTCCGCCGGGGAAGATCCACGTTGTGAAGTCACGATTTCTGCCCCGGCTCAAACAGCACATCCTCCCAATCCTGGCCGACAATCACGATACAAGATGTTCCCGTCGGTCCAGTGACAAGAATTGTCCAACTACCATCCTTAGAAACCCAGGCTTGCATGATGCGTAACGTTGCATCCCTCCCAATCGTTGTTCCGCTTGCGCGCGGCGATTCCCCGAATTTATTTATGAGATTCTTACTCACAAAACCATATGGTCCACATTGCGTTGCCGCGTTTGCTATCCCTACCCAAAATAACCCGATTATAGATGCGGCAATCAAAAAGACACGCCAAAACGCTTTCCAAACCTCTATGGTGTCCAATTGCATAGGTCGGCCCCTGTCGAGTTGTGCACGCCAATCTGATTAATCAGATGGGCGGACATGTCTAAATCACTCTGCAAGGGCCTTATCGGTTGAAACGGTCCGCACGCATCCCCTGTTACTTGTTTAGGTGTCTCGCAGGCTGTCAGAAACAGGGCTAGGACAGCCGCTATGACTTTTTGGCCCACTTCCCTACCTCCGCTCTGTTTTCGTCGTCAGAGCGCTTTGCAAACTCGTCTTCGTGCTTTTGGCGGACCTGCATTGCCTTAAGGTCCGCTTCTGTCTTTTCGGCGATGGCTTCTTTTCTACCAGCCGCCTTTCCTTTTCGGTAAGCGATAAGCGGCGCAACCAGCCGTAGCAGAAATCCAAACAGCCCCTTAAAAAATCCACTGATGACCGTTGTCGCGCCGATCGGCATTATTCGCGATGACCGCCCTTCTCGTGACCCTTGCCCTTGCCGGCCGTATGATCGCCTTTGCCGTGGTCGTGGCGATCTTTCTCTTTCGGCGGCTTTGGTTTATCCGGCTTGTCCGGCATATCAGGCTTTGAAGGTATGCGCCGTTCAAAGCTTTTGCGCTCGCCCCGATCGTCGCTCGTGTCGCACTGCACCATCGGCAACCACGCAAGATTGTTAACCCAAGTGCAACGTTCGTGTGCATTGGCTGTGCCAGCCCAGACAAGGCCAATGAATATGATCAGATATTTCATGGTATCCCTTATTTCTCAAGCTTCTGAATCGCCTTCAGAATTTGCTGTTGAACGTCGGCGTCCTTCTCGCTTGCTTTTGTCTGCGCCTCAATCGCATCTTTTAGATCGCCGATCTCACCGACAAGCGTCTGCTGTGTTGTGGCGAGATTGTTAACATTGGTCTCGACGAATTCAAAGCGCTGTTCAACGGTTTGGTTAATCAGTCCTTCAGCATGTGGCTTGGCAATGAACCAAGCTCCCGCCGCCAATAAGGCGATGGCGGAGGCATAGTTCAAAACGTATTGCCAGATGGTGGAAATTTTCATGTCGTCTTATTTGGCACGAAATAAACGAGAATTGGCGTCAAGGTCGCTGCGACTGAGGCGACAGCGGTCTCATTAAGCCAGTCAGGAATCGCTATTCCAAAATAGGCCGCCAAACTGATCGCACCCATAATGAAGCCAACAATGGCTTTGTCGATAGATGTAAACATGAGTTTTCTCCTTTAGGTTGATCTTGTAAGCCATTTTTTGAACTTTTGCCAGCGCGTCAGTTTTTTATAGCTAGCAGGCCGTTTTAGCTGTTTGACCATTTCGGCGGCCGACTTCGGTGTTTCTCCGGATTCAAAACACGCCCGCTCTGCCGCTCGACGCTTTGTCAAGCCCCTCATTACCCGGTCATCATTCTTATTCCAGAGCCTGAATTCCTGCGCTGCGCCCTTGTAATCCTCAGCGTTGAGTTTTCTCAGCATCGTGGATCGTGAAAACGCCCCGTTACCGATATTGACAACGAACGACACAAGCGCATCAAACTGGTTCTGATTGAGCGGAACCGTGACCTTTTTGGTAACGAAGGATTCGGCGTTTCGGACATCCTGCCGCAGAAATTCCGTCGCCTGCGCCTCTGTAACGACATCGCCCTTTTTGACGCCCTGCGTATGGCCATAGCCAATTGTCCATGGTTTGCCGTCCCTTGACCCCGGATCAGGATAAGCCTTGGATCGGAAACCTTCGTGTATCTTGATAAGATCAAGGCCGCGTGTGGAAATTCTCATAAGCTTGCCACTGCCGTCCGTAGTTCCGCTTCATCTGCTGCCGCATCAATCGCCGATTCAATGTTGGAATGTTCATTTTTTATGGATTGACGTTGCGGCATCTCATCCAAATCCAAATCAGCTAAACGACCCTTCCGTTTTTCCATATTTCGGCCGTGCGCCAATGCTTTAGCTTTGGCCATATCGAGTCCAATTGCACCCGGTCCCGATTTCACCCAGGCATTGCGAAATGTTCGATCCGGCAATATCGATTCATCAACAATCTCAAATGATGCGCCAGCCGGAACATCTTTTGCGGCAATCTCGTCAATGGTCAATGGCGTGTTGTTCGATGGCGTAATAACACCAATGCTACCGTCTGGGTTTTCGAATAAGATTCTTGGTGCCATATTATCCTCCGAAAATTGCTATGCAAACGTCAGCCATATCAATCTGAGAAACCGACCCCGTGGCCGATCCTACTCTTAAAGCTGATGTCGTTTTTGTCGTTGGCCCCGTTCCCGCTGTGCCCTCCATAGCCACAATGCCCCGATTATCAGTCGGCGTGTTACCGATACCACAGCTAACAGGGCAGTAATTGGCATTTGCCAAAGCACTTGTGAAATTGATCGTATAGTCTCCAGTCCCGTTATCGGTAATTGACGAAACATTGAAATCATCATTAATTGCGACTACTCCCGTTCCATTAAATGACACCCACACCGATGCCGTATTTGTGACAGTTGCAATTTCCGTGTCCACATATGCCTTAATGCTCTGCTGTGATGCAACGGCCGTCGCGCTATTCGATGTCATTGCATCTTCATCGAGAAAATCGAGAAGGTCGGCTGTTCCTGATCCTGTAAAGCGTGGAACCTTGTTCGCCGCTGATGTTAGCCCGGCTAAAGCTGCCAATTCTGCATCGAAAGCCTGGACATCCGTTCCAATCACCAAGCCTAATGATGCACGCGCCGTTGCGCCGGTTTCCCATGTTAAAGCACCCGCTCCGGTGCCGACAAGAAATTCACTATCTGCGGCATTTGCGCCAAGCGTATTAAGATCGTCAAGAACAGCCCCGTGTGCCTGGACATCGGTGCCTATTGCAAGCCCCAAGCCTGTCCTTGCCGCCGCTGCCGATGTCGCACCAGTGCCGCCAGCCGTTACTGGACGTGCCGCGTTAAGATCCGCCAATAAGTCATTGAGAAAGGCATTCTCTGTAGCGGCATCTATGTCTTCGCCATCAGTCGGATTGGTTCCGGCTGGCCACGACATTACACCGCCTCCGTCTCGGGGCATTTGATAATCCTCTTCCATTGCTTGGCAGTTTATGTTATAAAGGGCAAAAGGAGAGAACCATGCCCTTTAAAAATCCACATCCACTTTACGGCGTTTGGCAATCAATGCGTCAAAGATGCCTCAATCCGAATCATCCCAATTGGAAACATTATGGCGGACGCGGAATTTCTATTTGTCCAGCATGGGATGATTTTCACACGTTTGTCAAAGACATGTCACCGCGTCCTGAAGGACATTCAATCGATCGCATTGACAATGACGGTGATTATTCGCCCGAAAATTGCCGATGGGTAACGCAGAAACAACAGCTTCGCAACACACGCCGCACCAACCGTCTTTTCATTAATGGCACTGAATATCTTGCCATAGAACTCGCAGAAATCGCTGGCATTAAGGCTGATGCCATCATTGCGCGATATAAAGCTGGATTATCCTATGACGAAATAATTGACCCAAAACCACGTAGCAATTTTTCTGGCCTTGCCTTAGGTGGTAAGGCCAGCGGCGCAAAAAAACAAGCAATGACGCATTGTAAATATGGCCATGAATTTACTCCTGAGAACACCCGCATAACAAAAGAAGGGTGGCGAAATTGTCGTGCTTGTCACGCAGCCAAAATGCGCCGCCGCAATGCAGCAAAACGCGCGGGATGTTAACTAGCGCCGTCTCTTGGCATGAGCTATCTCCTATCAACCTAAAAAGAATATAAGCGCAAGCACCCCAAAAAAGATTGCTATCCATATCTTTTCGCCGGGGCTATAGATTTCAATCTTTCGACCAGAATTATCGCGCATTTGCATTTGCTCCCTGAGCTATCGCTAAAGCCGCTATAATGCGGCGCATTTCATCTGAAATTGCCGGCGCCTTTGTTAATGCCCCTTGATTTCTCACTAAAAGTTCGGCTAACTCGGCATTGTTCAAGCCCATTCTTGTGGCAATGCCTCTACCAGCAATTCCCGTTCCTGCCATTGCGCCGCTCACGGCGGCACCGGCCATTGGATTGCCTGCTGCTACGCCTGTAAGAGCTGGCATTATATTAACTCCACCGGAAACAACACCTGTGGGCGCTAATTTTCCAAAGCCTCTAGCAATATTTGCTCCCCTTGTCCCTTGCGCAACTCGACTAACAGCCGATCTCTCATCCGGCGTAAATCCCCGCATGGGAAATTTGTCTTTAATTCCTGCTCTTTCTAAACCACGATATTCCGTTCTAAGCGCATTTTCAAAACCTGATCCACTGAATTGTCCTGCCCGCGATCCAGCCAATTCTTTGGCCTGATCTAATGTTTTTGCCTTCATTGCAGCGTGATATAAGGCTCGCGCCTCCTTTAATGGTGGGGCGAGAGGCGCTATTGTATTGTCAAAGTGCTCTAACATAATAGTGCCGATTCGACTTTCACCCTTATCTGCACTTTGCGCCGCCGCTTGAAATGTTTTGCGCGCTGCTTTCATTTGCGGGACTGTCATCGTTCCTTGCGCATAATCATCAGCCGCATTGATAACATCTCGTACTTTAGGATAGCCCTTTGCTATCCGACCAACAGGCGTAATAACGCCTTCATCCGCAGCAATTTTGCGGACGTCCTGTGCAATCTGTTTTGTAATTGTGGGCGATGCGGTAATTCCCAACGCTTCCGCTGCATCATATTGTTTTGATGCCCGTTCCTTTAATCCCTCAATCGAAGGAATAGATTTTCGAAACGCTTTATTTCTCGCTCTACGCTCTGCCGCAGCAAAGCCGCCAGCCGTTAATCCGCCTCCAATAACCTGCCCGGCCATTTCCGCTAGAGCATTATCCGGGGCGACCTGCTCTGCAATTGCGCCACCTATTCCGCTTCCGATCGATGACGCCACTAATTGTGCGCCCGCTCGTACTGGTCTCGCTGCCTGCCCGATAAACGCCCCGCCAGGCACCACAGATGCGCCCACCTCTTGCCCAATGCGTCTAACGACTTGCTTTCCAGGGTCTTGAGTCTCAGGGCGAATAGATCCGATATTCTCCAATCCCTCCCTTATGAAACGGCTACCCAAAAAAGGCTTTTGCGACGGTTGTAACTCTGTTCCTAATGCTCTATTTGCGCCGCGCATTCCCAATCCGATAGCCGTATTGGCTATGTCAACGGGAAGTCCCAAAACGTTAGCGATGCCTTCATTGATTCCCGACGTGCCTTGAGCGAAATAAGTTTCATCATAAGACGATGGTTTGCTGGATAACAGATCGCGTGGCTTTTTTCGTTCAGCCAATAAATCACGGGGCATTGATTGCCTCCAGCACTTGCTCTCGTGTCATGCCGTGAATTTTCATTGTGTGTTGAATATCATCTTCAGTGACCCCTTCTGGCAATGATTGCGTCTTCCGACGCTGCAATTCCTCTTTTGCCTTTTCGCGCGGATCAGATGTTTGTAATGCTTTTTCTTGAGCGAGAATGGCACTTGGCGTCATTCCTGCCTTGATGGCATCAAGCGCCCTTTGTCTGGAAATTCGCTTTTGCTCTATGGTGCCCGGCCTATCTCCTGGCTGCGGCAAATAGACTTTACCATATTCTTCTGTTTCTTCCTTGGTAATGGCTGCGCCCGTATCCTTTCGGAGAACGGCTTGCAAAAATTCTGTTCCAGCCTGCTCTGCCTTCTGATATTGCTCCGATTTAAGATAATTGCCGATTCCCGGAATACTGCCCCCTGCCGCCTCACCAAGATTCAATAATGCATCACCATGTTCATCCAATATTGGCAGCGCGCCTTCTGCTCTCACCGAATAAGTCGTTGATTTAGATTGCGATTCCGTTAGCGGTTTCCCTTTTATGCCAACACCTTGCTGGAATGATACCGCTCCAGTTTCCGGATCAACCTGTAGGCTTGTGCCGGATGGGGCTTTAACGCCGCCGATTTTTTCATATTGACCCGTCGATGCGTTAAACTGCGCTTTATATGGGAGCCCCGTCTCTTGATCGAAAAGTTCAACAATCTTTGGAGGCTCTTTCTGTTCGGGCCGCTGCATTCGCTGGATTTCAATTTCCAGCTTGCGTTGTCTTAACGTGTCCATCGGATCAGGCGGTTGACTGGCTTCCATCTGTTGCTTGAGTAATGCGCCAGCAACGGACCGTGCAGCGTCACTTGCATAGGGATGGTTGATTATCTCCATCAATCTCGGATCGATGCCTGATGGCCTTCTCTGACCGCCCTGCGCACTACCTAAAGCTTGAGCTACCTGTTGCGGGGCAGCAAGGGAATCCACTTGCCCGCGTGGAATCATCGTAGATTGCCCAACAGCCAATGCCGCTGGATTTTTATTAATGCCTTCCCATTCATTGACCCCTGCTCTAGACGCGCCATACCAAGGCGACCAACCACCTTGTCTTGCCTGATCAAGGGCAAAATCTATTTGCTGATAAGCCGTCGATTGATCGCGTGGATCTAATCCCGTCGATTGCATGAATTCATTACCCAAGCCAGTAGGAAAACCCGTTCCTTCGCCTCCAACCAGCA